AGCTACCTCCTGAGCTTCTGTTTCTTCAGTCTTGCGTATTCCTACCAATCCTGCTCTTGCAACTACCAAAGGGGTTACTGTAAGATTTTTCATATGGTCCAAAAGTCTGTAATTTTCATAAGTTGGTAAGCTTATATACTTTTTGTAGTCGTAAATTAACTTATAATGTCTTTGGTCACCTGGGTTTAAAGTGAACGTTAATTTTTTTAGACATCTCCAAGTTTTTTGGAATTCTTTGTGGGTGAAAGGACTTACCCCCCACTCATGCAGTGTACATTTACCATCTACTGCTGTTGTTGTTGCTGTTGAGAAAGCAGTTCCTGCTACATTCATTCCGTTACCTTCTTGGGAGGTAGCTGTAGTTAATGTTGATAATGGATTGTTAGCAATATCATTTTTTGGGGTTAAGAAGTATACATCTACTATTTGAGGTACTGTAGTCATTGATAAGAAACCATAGTTGGCTACAATGTTGTCGATGTAAATCATATTTTGCGAGAAAGTTCTTGGTACATCTGATTGGTAACCAGTGTACGTGTATGCATAATCTGGTGCAAATTTGTAGAGGTCTGTTGCTAATTTGCTTCTGTCAAATCTACTCGGGTCAGTTAGGCTCACTAACCAATTTCGATGCATTACTTCATCTAAGTAATCGATAGCCTGGTAACCTTGTACTGTTCCACTTACGCCCATAGCTGCCAAACTTCCATTTAGTATGAAATTGGATTTGTTCAATATCTTGTATTTGAAAGTAGAAGGTGCTTTCTGCTTTTTTTTTGTAACGTTTATCTTTCCAGCATTGTGGATTGTTAAATCGTTGTGTGAGCTTGTAGCTGCTTTAACAAGTCTTGAAACAGCCCTTTTCTTAGTTTTTCGTGTTGCTCGTTTTCCAGCCCAAGCCCCCACTTTGTAACCCACTACGGCTCCTGGTACGTTGCCTGTCATGAAACCCAAAGTTGTTCCACTTGCTTTTGCTGCTACTCTTTTAGCAGTATCTCTCCAACTATATTTTTGTACGTCGAATAATCTTCCTTTATATTTTTTGCGACTTACGAAAGGATTTCCATTAGCAAATTTACGTTTTGCCATTTTTGGGAAAGAATTTTAGGTTAGGGCCATTGCTTGAATTTAGTTAGGGTGGTTAGGGCCAAAATGACTCATCCTAACCATTATTGACCTACTATTAACATAGTTTTAGCCCCCCACTCCGTGGGGGGTTGGGGGGTATCCTAACCACAATTCTTGCCGTCCTAACCATATATCGCGCCGTCGAGCCTTATTCCGCTAATGTAGAACGATTCACGTGGTCTTCAGCCACTGAGAATCTAAGTATTACCTACATTAGCGGATTCTCATCTCATGAGACCCTCCTGGGGGGTTTATCCCCCCTAAAGTCACGTGCCTGAGATCTAGATCTAAAGAACATTCCGAAGTGTGACTTTCACGTGACTTATTATTATAAATAGCGGGGGTGTGGGGGTGTCCCCCACTTAAAAATGTCCAATGATCAATTGCCCTCCCCTGCTCCTACTGTTGCCGATGCTCCTTCTGTTGCTGGTTCTACCTATGAAAATATGTATGAAATGCTTATTGAAGATCTTTTGATGATGCGGTTTCTCATGCCTCGCCAAGCCCATCTCAACTTGTTGGCCCAACTCGTCGCCAGGGGACATATTGGATTGCAACAGTTCCTCATGACAAATGGGCGGCCCCGACCTGTCTCCCCGACTCCTGCAACTGGATCAAGGGACAACTTGAGCTTGGAGACTCAGGTTATCGACACTGGCAATTCACCTTCTGCTTAAAAAATAAAGGTCAAATTTTACTGAATAGGTTCTCTTACTGCTGTCAAAAGATTCTTTCCCAAAGAAGGTCATTATGAACTTAGTATTTCCCAAAAAGCTAGTTCTTATGTGTGGAAAGATCAAACTTCGTTGGGGGAAAGGTTCGAGTTCGGGAAGCTTCCACTCCGAAGAAATAGTAAAACCGACTGGGACGAAATCCGTCAAAGTGCCATCGGCGGAAATTTTGAAACTATCCCGAGTGATATTTTTGTTCGATATTATCACTCACTCCGTTCTATTAGAGCAGACAATCTTAGAGCGGTTGGAATTCCTAAACGCGTATTCTGTTTATGGGGAAGCACTGGTACTGGAAAGTCACATCGAGCCTGGGCTGCTTTCCCCGACGCGTATCCTAAGGATCCACGTACCAAGTGGTGGACAGGCTATCGAGGTGAAAAACATGTTATTATCGATGAATTTCGTGGAGGCATCGATATTGCCCATGTTCTCAGATGGTTTGATCAGTATCCTGTCCAAGTGGAGACAAAAGGCTCATCTACAGCGCTCCAAGCCGAGATTATCGTCCTTACCAGCAATCTCCACCCGTCTGACCTCTACTTAGGTCTTGACGAGGAAACTCGCGATGCGTTTAATCGTCGTGTTAAGTTTATTGAAGTTGAAGGTGTTGATCAGCCAATAAACTTTATTTAGTTTTGTTCAATTGGTTTTACATTATCCTCATCGTCGATTTCTTGGATAATATCAGTTGTTGCCAATTGTATACCTTCGTGTACTCTGGTTAGTGGTTGAATTCTTGGGTTTAAGCAAGATTTTGCATTAATATGCAGTTCCGTTGTCACTCCTACTTTTGCTTTACCATAAGCTACCTCCTGAGCTTCTGTTTCTTCAGTCTTGCGTATTCCTACCAATCCTGCTCTTGCAACTACCAAAGGGGTTACTGTAAGATTTTTCATATGGTCCAAAAGTCTGTAATTTTCATAA